TAAATCAATGTTGTAGATCTCGGAAAAGCGTTGATGCCCCAAGGCGTGCACGGAAGTATAAGGCCCATGCTGGACATCGTGATGCGCCTTGCACAAAGGCACTACCCGGTCATGGCGCTTCGGAGCCCGACCAGCGCGATCAGCATATCCAACGACATGATGCGCGTCGGCGAACCATGCGCCGCATACCAGGCAAGGTATCTCCTTTATCCGTGCGATATGCCTACTCTCGGCTGCGGTCGCGCGCTTGGTCATAGCGGTGGCCACTCCACGGCAGGCAAGCCCATGTCCGCGCGCATCTGGTCGGCGCGGGCACGTATGGCTATGCGGGTGTAGCGGTTACGCGCCCGCCGCTCTGGGGAGAGAGGTCCAGAACGACGGGCGCGATCGGCCGATGGCATGGGGTCCACCGGCGATAGGAGCTTTGAGAGGAATCGGGGAATCATCACCAGATGCTCGCGCTGGTGATGAACGGAATCGCGTCATTCAAATCGTCGTCGCCCCAACCGCTATCAGCATGGGCGCCACGGCTTCCATCTGGTTCGCGGATCTGGTTGCCGCCACGATCACCGGAGGGAGCGCTGTCCAGCATCGTGAGGACGCCACCGTGCCCGGCTACGACTACCTCAGTGGTATAGCGATCGTTACCAGATTGGTCGGTGTATTTTCTGGTTCTCAGTTGGCCTTCGATGTAGACCTTGGAGCCCTTGCGCAGGAAGCGCTCGGCCACGCCGACCAGGCCGTCCGACTGGAGGACGACGGTGTGCCACTCGGTCCGCTCCTTGCGTTCGCCGGTTTGGCGATCCTTCCAGCTCTCCGACGTGGCGATGCGCAAGTTGGCGATGCGCCCGCCATTCTGGAACGACTTGACCTCGGGATCGGCCCCCAGGTTGCCGACGAGAATGACCTTGTTGACGCTGCCTGCCATGTTCAAACTACCTTATCTTCGTGGAAGAGGACGCCGGGAATGGCGCGCCGCGTTGCTTCGTTGCGGGCATCACGCGCCGCCCAGGTTCGGATGAGATCGTGGAAATCATCCATGAACTCAGGGATTTTCTTGTAATGAGCGTAAGCCTCGCCATAGTTCGTGACTTCGGCGCGCCAGACCGAGCGCAGAGACACAGCCTTGTAGCCGTCGCCCCCACCAGCCTTGACACGCTCTTTCGACACGCCTTCCGCCTCACGGATAAGGGCCTTGGCGGCTGACAGCGCGTCCTCGGCGCGGTCCATATCCGCAAGGTTCGTGCTGGCCTTGGCTTCCTCGCGCGCGGCTACAGCCTCTTGCGCGGCCTTCGCGGCGGCTGCGGCAATCTCTGCCTCGCGCGCCTTGCGTTCGTCGTCCTTCTTGCGCAGCCATGCGGCGGACAGGTTGCCGGTGGCAACGATAGCCTTTGTCAGCGAGCCATCCGGCTTCGTCTTGAGGCCCTTGGCGATGTACCCATTCTGCCAATCGCCGATCTCTGCCAGCTTCTCGTTGAGCGGCTTCTTTTCCTTGTCAGCCGTATCCTTGACCAGCCCAGCGGCTTCCTGCAGTTTTCGCAGCAGGACGCCAACGTCATGCGCTTGTCCCTCCGTCGCGATCGGGACACCATCTGCCCAATTCGCTGCCTCGGTGAGAAGGTCGGACACATGAGCCTCGACAGCCGCGCGCCCCTCAATGACAGGCGCGGGGTCTGCCGGGATATCCTCTGGCGGATTGTTCCCGCCGATAACCGCGCGCGGATTCTCATCGCCTGCTAGTGCCTTTGCTTCGGCCTCTGCCGCCAGCGTATCGACGTGGGATTGCAGGGCCTCGATTTCATCCTTGCGCTCGGGCGCGGTGCGAGCAAGTTTGTTTAAGGCGTTGCGAGCATAGCTAAGAGGCATTTTGCCGATCTCGACAGGCCCCTTCGATGAATTGTAATGCGTCAACATGTAGGGCCTCCTCAATATGCGATATCGTCGTCGGCGTACTCTTGCGTCGCGCCGGCTTTGTTGCTTTCAGCCTTCGCCTTTTCGGCAAGGACGCCTTCAAGGTATTCAATCGCCTTGTTCGCTTGGGCGAAATCGAAGTCCTTGACGTTCTTAACGCCGATCTCTTTGCCGAGTGGGCCAGATTTTACGCCGGTGGCCTCGGCCAGCTTGACGATGCGGGACCACTGATCATCGGTCATTTCCTGCGGGGAAGCGGCCCGCTGTTTTTTCGGCTCGACAACGTGCGTAACCGCATCTGCATCGTTATCCCCTTCAGTGGGAATTGCGAACGCCATGAAAGCTGCGTACTTGTATGCGGCTGACATTGCCTTGTTGGTGGCCTTGTCTCCGCTGTCCATGGCTTCGCCAAAAGTCCGGACAACGTGGCAAGAGCCATCGACGGCAGCGATGAAGTCGAACTCGGCTTCAACTGTCACATAGAACAGCACACTCTCTTTTTTCTGTCCGTTCCACTCCTTGATCGAAATCCTCTCTTCCCGACGGCGAGAAAGCATGCGTGGCAGAACGCAAAGCCCGTGCTTAGCAAGCAACGGCGCCAGCGCATTGTAAACGTCGTCGATGCCGCGGAAGTTATAATTCTGTTGGCTGTTGCTGCGATCCTTGGAGATGCCCTCCTTGGCTATGTCCGCCTGAACGGCGGCGATCTTTCCGTAGACCGCTGGCACTGTAGGCGGTTCAATTTTCGTCTGTGTCATCGTACTCTCTCCAGTTGAATAATCAGGCGTGACGCTGCAATTCAGGATCGCGCCCATAGTGTGCGGCAACACGCAGGCTCAGAAGGTCCATGTCGTCGAGGCTTTCCTCTCGAATCGGCTCCTTGGCTGTGATCGGCTCAGGTGGACTGAACTCAAGAACGACGCGCTCGATCTCTTCGGCCTCAACTTTGCCAACTCGATCTGAGATCAGATCAACCGCCTCTATCTCCTTTTCGGTAAGCGGCATCCCAGTGATTGAGCCCTCACAAAGCGCCATAACCAGGCGGGCAAAGTATGGATCGCGCTTGAGGGCAATTAACCCCATGTCCTTTGCATGTATGATCGTCGAGTGATCGCGGTTCATGCGGCGCCCGATTTCAGGATAGCTCAGGCGCTGTTCCTGTGCCCTGGCAGCGAGTACGATCGCGCGTCGCAGATATACCAGATGGTTATGTCGGGCTGGCCCAAGGATGTCCTTGACGGTCGCATCGCCAAGCAGCGCGGCGCGCGCGACTAATTCGCTGAGGGATATTCGAGCCATCAACCCATCCTCTCGGACATTAGGCCGCGCACTGTTTTTTCTTGCCGCATTGCAGCATCGTTAACCATGTGTTTGCGATTGCAGGTCATACCGTCACCTATGATTTCCGCTGAAAAGTGTGCCCGCCCCGGCGGGGTTGGGTGGGGAAGCCGGGGCGGGCTCTCCGTTGCGACCGCGAAGGGCGGCGGAGAAATCGGTTGTATTCGCAGCCATCGGCAGCAGCGCGCAGGTTATTGCCGTGAAAGACAGCCAGCTAAGGGCTATGCAGAAGGTGATGGTCAGCATGGCTTAGGCCAGCCTGTCAGCAACGAGCTTCGCGTAACCGACAATATCGTGCCAGCTATCGTGATAGTTCGGGTCGCCGTTGAGAATGCGGCCGATCTTGTGCGCTACCATTTCAAGCGCTTCTTTTTGATCCGGCGCGAGCGTCGCCCAATTCGGGCTGATAATCATGGCGTCCTTGATGGACTGCGTTATCCGCGCGTGTTCCGCGAAATCGCCGTAGCGCTTGCCGCGCTCGGTGAGCGTCAGGTCAATATCGGGCATACAAGCTCCACATTTGAGGTTCATGGGAATGCCGTGCGCGCAATCTACCGCCGAGATTTTCATGCCACGGCGCTCCCGGTCTGGCCGCGAGAAAGCGGGCACGGATCGTCGCTAAGGTCGTCGAGCCATGCCATTTCGTCGCACCCCGCTTGGTTCATGCGGAAGATGCGCTCACCGCTTGCGCCGTCCTCGACATCACCCCAGCCTTTGCGGGCCAGCGACGCGGCGGTGATCGCCTTGCCACGCGTGGTGAGGATCACAGGGAAGCGCCGGGCCTCCGCGCACATGGCCCGCTGATGATCGGTGAGCGTTTCGCTATCGAGCGTGGTCATGCTGCCGCTCCTTCCGCCGTATCGGTGAGCGCTCAGAAGCCGGAACCCAAGGTTCGATCGTTTCCAGCACGTCAATCTGCTCGTCCGTCAGGTCGGCAATGACAGGATGCTTCCATCCAGTGCGACGGAAAATGTGGATCGCTAGGGGGCGCGCAGGGGCGCGGACGCCGTTCGCAATCATACTGGCATAGGACTGACTAATGCCAGTCGCCTCCCGAAGAGCTTGTTGTGATGGCTTGTCCATACCCACTACATCACAGATTGCGATTTCAAACGCAAGCGGAAAATTTCACAACCTTCCCTGGTTAAAATCACAAAATGTGAAATTTCCTATTGCGTGGCATTGCATTTTGTGATTTAACCCCTCTCAGACAGCCGGTGAGCCTAACGCGCAGACCCGGCCCCGCTGAGAGGTGTACGATGACAGAGCCTGCATTCCGCAACGAAAAATTCGAGGCCACTGGCGAAACCAAGCAGTGGCTCGGCGTCACGCTGCACCGCATTCGTGCAGTGGCAGATATCGCCGCGCTGGGCATTGTTGCGGGCACCCTCGGAGGGTGGGTCGAAAAGCCGGATAACCTGCAGGTCTACGGCAATGCGTGGGTCTACGGCGATGCGTGTGTCTCCGGCGATGCGCAGGTCTCCGGCAATGCGCAGGTCTCCGGCAATGCGCAGGTCTCCGGCGATGCGTGGGTCTACGGCAATGCGCAGGTCTCCGGCGATGCGTGGGTCTCCGGCGATGCGTGGGTCTACGGCAATGCGCGGGTCTCCGGCAATGCGCGGGTCTACGGCAATGCGTGGGTCTACGGCAATGCGCAGGTCTCCGGCGATGCGTGCGTCTACGGCAATGCGCAGGTCTACGGCGATGCGTGGGTCTACGGCCATGCGCTGGTCTTCGGCGGGGCGCGCGTCTCCGGCGGTACGCAGGT